TGCCGGGGACATGAGCCCGCTTGAATCCACGGTGGCCATGTGGCACTTGGCCGTGCTGCCCGTGCTGCTCAGCTACATGACAGACCAGGGCGATATTCCCGATGAAGTGGACGACTTCAAAAAGCTTGGCGAGGAACTGGTGGGCTATCTGTTGGGTGGTGTGCCCCTGGTGCGCGACGTGTGGAACAGCGCCTCCGGCGGCTGGGGCTTCGCCATGACTCCGGTGAATGACTTCTTCGAGTCCACGGTCTACATCACCTCGCTGATCCTGGGTAAGAAATCCAAGTTCGACCCGCAGACTTTCGCCAAGCACATGACCCTTATTCTTGGCTACCTGACCGGCCTACCGGCCCGCCAAGCCATCGTGACCGGGCGCGGCATCCGCGACCTGGCCAGCGGGGAAACCGATAACCCGGCCCGCCTCATCCTTCCCGAGCGTAGGGAGCGCAAAAAATGACCATCGATAATGAAAACTACCGCAAGCAGTACGACGGGGACGGCGTAACCGCCACCTTCGCCTATGACTTCAAAATCTACGCCGCTGCGGACCTGGTGGTGATCGTCAGCGATGACGACGGGGTGGAGACGGTAAAGACCCTGAATTCCCACTACACCGTAACCGGCGTGGGAGTGGACGGCGGCGGGAACGTGGTGTTTGGGGACGACTACATTCCGGCGGCTGACGAGTACGTGACCATCATCCAGGACCGGGACGCCACCCAGGATTCCGAATGGAGCGCCCTGGGCAACTTCAGCCCAACCACGCTTGAGGAAGACCTGGACAAGGCGGTGACGCTGATCCACCAGATCATGGAGCTTACCGCCCGCATGCCACGCCTGCGCCGGGCCATCACCGGGCTTTCCTCGCTGGACCTGGAGATACCAGACCCCGAGGCCAACAAAGTATTGATGTGGAACCCCGACGCGGACGGGCTGATCAACGCCGCCGCGCTGGATGCCTCTGGAGTGGCCATCACCAGCTTTGGCGAGGCGCTTGTGGCCCTGGTGAGCATCGCGGCGGCACGCACCTACCTAGACGTTTACTCCAAGGCTGAGTCTGACGCCCTGGTCCCCAGCACTCCGCAGATAGTGCGCTTCGGCCCCATGGGCGAGGTCGGAACGGACAATGAGGTCCAGGGTGGCATGGCGGGAATTGCTGGAGAGATCTTCGCGATTATCGCGAGGGTTCCGGATGGAACATCGGCCACCATCACCGTCAAAAACGACGGGGCCACGGTTTACTCCGGCCTGGTGGCAGACACTACTGGTGTAAATCAAGCCTCCGGCCTGGCTAATGTCGCCACCGGAGTTTTCAGCCTGATTACCTTTGACATCACAGGTGTATCTGGTGCTCCGAGCGCTGTTTATGTCGATGTATTAATTCAGCCGAGCTAGGAGGCGCAAATGCCCAAAAGTGGAATCACAATAAGGATTGACCAGAAGCCGGTTAACAACAACGGCGGGGTCACCGTGTTCTTTACCTACAGGGGAAAGGGCGGAGAACAGCACCACGATGCCCTGGCTTTTGGCAATGACACCACTGATGACCAGATCATGGCTACCCTGCGGAGTCATGTGGAGGCCAAAATAATCAAGGCTTCGGTGCGGCCCCCAACGCTCCAGGCGTACATCGGGCGCGACATCGACATTGAGGACATCCCGGACGCCGCGGCTGTCGCGGCCATGGAGAAGTAATTGGCCACTTACACCGGAGATTTCGGCGGCGGCGACCTTGAGTTGTCCAACGGCGACTTTGTCCACGGCGAACTGACCGGGATAGACAATTTCGTCATCCCGGCCGGAGCCACGGTGTACGTGGTCAAGTGGAACGGCGCGGCCTATGGCTCGGTGGAGGTGCATGCCCGCAACATCGAGGCGGCCGGGGTGCTGGATGCCCAGCTTGCCGGTTACTACGGATATGCAGGTGGTGGTGGTGGTGGTGGCGGCGAGTCCAAGTCCAACTCTGGCGTTGCCGGCGGGCAAGGTGGGGGCAGCGATGGAGCGGCGGCGGCTGGCTCATCCGGGGCTGCATCCTGCGACACTTGCGCCGGCGCTTGTGGAGGCGGCGGCGGTGCGGTAGGGGCGGATGTTCTGACCGGCAAGGGGACGCATGCCGGAACCAAGGCCGCGGGCGGTGCCGGGGGGGCGGCGGCAGGCTCCAACGGAACAGATGGCATTGACGGCGGTTATGGCGCCGCGGCCAGCAATGGTGATGCCTCTACCACCGAGGCCGTTAGCATAGGCTCCGGTGGTGGTGGTGGTGGTGGTGGTGGTGGCTCTGGCGGGGCCACCACGGCTTGCAATGGTGACGGCGGTGGTGGCGGTGGCGGTGGCGGCTCCGGCGGGCGCGGCGGCGGCGCGGTGTCCCTGCTCGCTTCGGAAAGCCTGCTCATATCTGGTTCGGTGCTCACCAAGGGCGGCCTTGGCGCCGCAGGGTCGGCGGGTGTCAGTGCAACGGGGCAGGCCGGCGTCGCCGGTGGTGCTGGGGCTGCGGCCACGGCCACCTTTGGGACTGGCGTTGGAGGGGCAGGCGGCACCGGGCGCAATGGCGCAGGGCCCCAAGTGACGGCTGGCGCGGGCGGCGCGGGCGGCGCGGGCGCAGGCGGGGGCGTCCTGCTCAAATGCACCGGGGCCTATCCCTTGGTTGTTACCGGCACCCTGGACACCCGGGGCGGCGGCAACAATATTGTCAACTTCGGCTCAATCAAAATTTTCGGGGTTAAGGGCAAGATCGACGTGTCCGGGGCCACCCTCAACGGAGGGTGGGATGACACCTATGGCACACCGTACAGCCCTTTGAACCAAATTCACATCCCTGGGGTTTGCTAGGAGGACGATATGAAAAAGATTCTGCTTGTTTTTGCTGCACTCCTGGCCGTTACAATCCCCAACGGGGCGACGGCGGGGGCCATAGAAGGCGCGATTAGCCCGGCAATCAGGGGCTCAATCAGCCCTTCGTTTGGTGGCCCGTTTTCGCCGCACACGATTTTTTACTATGACTCTGCCGGTGGGCGCCTACAGGAGTCACTGCACGCCTACCCCCTGACCAACACCAGGGCCACGGCGCGCACCGTGGTGCGCGGCGGCCAGGTGCACACCGTTGCGGCCACCACCCCGGCGTTTGGGGACAACGGGCTGAGCGTGCAGCCCGCCGCTACGAACCTGCTCACGTATAGCGAGCAGTTCGATAATGCGGCGTGGACAAAAACCCGCTCTAGCATCAGCGCCGATGCCGTGGTCGCACCTGACAGAAACTCTGCTGCCGACAAGCTGGTAGAAGATGGCACGGCAGCGAATAGCCACTATGTAATCCGTAGTGTCTCTGGGCTTTCGGACAATACCACTTATGCCTTATCGCTGTTTTTTAAGGCGGGGGAGCGCAGTAAAGTTACCCTGCAAATTTATACTAAAGCCGGAACAATAGAAGATGCAACGTTTGACTTGTCCTCTGGCACCATAAGCAATATAGGTGCCACTGGCTATGGAATATCGGCAATCGGGGGAGGTTGGTATCGCTGCTGGATTTCTAACGACATAGGCTCGGGCGGGCCCACTCCATATATCGCCATTTATTTGGCCAACGGCGCGGGGAATCTCACCTACAACGGCGACGGCACCTCCGGCCTCTACCTCTGGGGCGCACAGCTTGAGGCTGGCAGCGTCCCCACGGCCTACATTCCCACGGTTGCCAGCACGGTCAGCCGCACCGCAGACGCGAACCTGTTCACGACTCCCACGGCTGTTAAAAACCTCCTGAGCACCGAGCAACCCGCGCCCACCAGCCTGGACAGCGAGGCCAGCGGAGCTATCGTCCTGTCCACCGTCAACGGCACCGCCTTTGCCATGCCTGACGATGGCTCCAGCGCCGACCTTAGCGGCCACGTTGGGCGAGTTCTCAAGGTGGTGGACTCAGCGGGCAAGGTTGCCTGGGGCTGGCTAAAGGCGGCTGGAAGCGGGGAGACGCTATCGGCTGAGTTGTTGACCAACGGCGACTTTAGCGGCACCTGGGGGGCCAACGATGTCCCGCAAGGGTGGGCAATTTTTTCGGCTCCAGACGCGAGCAACTATCTCGCCGCCGACGATGCCAACGACAGGTTGCAGGTGGTTTCTGACGGGTCGGCTATGGGCGTACTCCAAGCCACTCCCCCGTTAAGCCCCAGCCAGCTTTATAAATACGCCTTGGATATTTACGCGGTGGATGCTGGAACGGGCAAAATCCAAATTAGCACCATCGCAGCCATAAAAACCTTTACTGCGGCGGGCGCATATACCGGCTACAAAACATCCGTAAGCGGTGACAACAATGTTTATCTTGCTCGGTCAGCCGCTTGCGACTTCACCGCCAACTCCATCAGCATCAAGCAAGTCACCACCCCTCCCGCCACCGGCGCGACCATAGTATCCACCCCTGGCGGCAGCACCCAAAATTGGGCCTACATCCAGAGCGGCTTCAACCCCAACAGCATAGCTACCTGGGACGTGTACGCGGCGCCTGACTGGCGCGCCGAGGGCACCCTGGTGGTGCGGGGGTGGGTGCCGGGGTTTAGCTATGCCGACCTGGATACCAATTTTAATAAGGGAATTATTGCCTCGGCAGATCTAGAATATGGGCTACTTTACATTTATTACAACAAACAACTTGCGATTTATGATGGCACAAATATTGGCCTAATTACTGTCAACTTTGTTTCCGGAACCTCCTACGACCTCGCCGTTCGCTGGTCCTCCGCAACCAACTTAATGCAAGTCGGCTACAAGCTATCCACCGCCTCCACCTGGACCTGGGGCAGCACGGCTGCTTTTGACGGGGCCTTCACGTTGGGGACGAACCTGAACATCGGCTATTCGCCCAGCTACCCGTTTGAGGTGGGGACCGTCACTTTCTATGACCGCTGGATGGCGGAGGGGGAACTGTAATGGAACAAGCAATCTTCAAAGCCAAGCCCCGCAGCGTGATGCTTGAGGACGGCAGCGAGATAGTCGCCCTAGAGCTGGTCAGCGACCCCAACGTGTTCAAGTACGATGCTCTGCGCATCAAGGTGGGCGAACTAGACGGCTGGGACATCTACCACTGGCTTTCCGAAGGCCCGCAGCTTGACACCATCAAGGCCAGCGGCGGGTATCTGGGAGCGACCTGGGATGAACTGCCAGAGGACGCCTACAAGGCGGTCATGGAAACCCCCGTTGCCGGTGAAGACGCAGAAGGCAACCCCACCCTTACCCGCATGAAGCTGGTGGACGCTGAAGCAGCGGGCATTGAGTACACCGAAGTGTTCCCACCTCACGAGTGGGAAGGGGTTTCGTAATGCCAGACGGCGTGAACAACACCAAGATTTGGCGGTGGATAGTCAGCGGCGTTTTGGCGGGGTTCATGTTCTACGCCGGCCTGATGACCAATTGGCAGTTTCGCCAGGATGATGCCGTGGCCTGCAAGGTGGACGCGGCTATGTATAAGGCTGACCAAGCAGAGGACAAGGCCGACTTGCGGGAACTTCAGCGGGACGTGAAGGAAATACTTCGCTACATGAGGAACGGCCATGGCAAGTGACCCCCGCCTAAATGCCGCCTTAACCGCAGTGCTCAACTACTGGGCTGACATCCAGGTGGCGTCCCAGGCATACGGCCTCCCAACGCACATCGTGGCTGGAATCGTGGCCCAGGAAAGCGCGGGCAACCGCAAGGCTCTGCGGGCCGAAGAAGATTACCTCTGGCTCTGGGGGGATGACCCTGGAGAGAAATTAGGGCGCCCTCCAGGTGAAAGTGAGGCCACCGAGTGGTACTGCCAGCGCATCTCCTGGGGCCTCATGCAGATCATGGGAGCAGTAGCCAGGGAGCTAGGATTCAGGGGAGACTTTGGTGATCTTTTCGAGCCTGAGATTAACCTTGGTCTTGGCTGCAAGTACTTGGCTTGGTGCTTCAAACGAGAAAAAGGCGACGTATTCAATGCCCTCCAACGCTACAATGGCGGCGGCGGCAAAACCGAACGAACAGCTCGCTATGCCCGGGAGGTGCTGGAGTGGGCCGGGGAGTTTAAGGAATGAAACCACCTTACAAATCCAAGCGTTTTTGGGGCGGCGTGATGATGCTGGCATCCATACTGGTTAAGGCCCTGCCTCCCGAGTGGACCCAGCCAGTGTTCGACTACTACAACCGAGTAGTCGGCCAGATGACCCCCGAGCAAACCGCCTTCATGATTGGGGCCTTCTGGAGCCTTTACGGCGGCGTGGTGGCCGACGAGCGCATTGACTGGCGCAAGCTGCTGCCCGGAGGCAAGAAATGAAGCGCCCCCGCCGGGAACAACTCCTTTGGGGGCGCGGGGCGGCGACAAAGCCACCCCTTGAAGATTTCATTATGCCATGGTGGGACGAAAAATGTCAAGATTAAAGTGGTACATTCTGCCGGTACTTGTCCTTATCTACCTACTTTTCGTGCCAGTGGGATGCACTAAGTACAAGTGTGCCGACTACACGGCCCTTGGTAGGTCGGCGCATGAAATGGAAGCCCTGTTCCCCGAGTACAAGGCCCAACTCCACCAGTGCGCGGTGGACAACCTAGCCTGGGGCATCCTGTGCGGCCAGGGCTACAAGGCCGATGCTGACACCTACGACAAGTGCATGGAACTGGCAATGCTGCTGGTGACCCCCAAGCCAGCCGCACCACCCCCCGTGGCTACAGACACCCCGCCGGTAGACTCAACGCATCCTGCGGCCTCTCAGGGGCTCACAGACGATATTGACCCGGCCAGCGTGACGTGGGTTGGCGACCCTGCCGGGGTTCAGAACTGGAAGATCACCTACGACCTCACAGTAAGCTTTAAGGGCAACGACATAGTACTGGCTCAACAGGGCACGGCCAACTGGCCCGAAGTCAATGGGGCGGCGGCTAACCCCTGGGTGGTTACTCAGGTCAGCGGCAAATGGTATGGGGCCTCGTTTGAGTGGATGAGGCACAACGCCACCACTCGCCCAAAGAGCACCGTATCCGGCGGCAACATCAAGGTGTTCAACGTGTTCCCTGACGGATGGAACCCCCAAGCGGGCGACCAAGTTTGCTTCACTGTGGCCGCACTAAGCCGGGGGCGCTTTGAGGGCAAGTGGACTTGGGAATATAACAAAGTTTATGCACGCACCCCCATTCGGTGCGTGGTTTGGCCATAGGAGGACAAGATCATGTCAAACGACATAAGCCTAAAGTTTAAAGTTCCCGCCGTGTTTGAGCTGTCCCCGGAAGTCGAATATACCTTCCAGATCAAAGACGGGGTTCCCGAGATACTTAAACCTGGGGTGGTGCTTACTGCGGTAGGGAATATCGCGGGCCAAGACGCTCAGGCGGTGATAAGCGGGTTGACCGGGACGACCTCCAGCCTTGAAACAGAGGTACTGGCCAAAGTGACGGAAGTACTTAAGGCCAATCCCACGGCCTCGTCCAACGATTTGACGGGCCTGCTTACCATGGCCCTGTCTTCCATGCCGGGGGCCAGCGCCGTTAAGCCGTTCATTTCGGCCATCGTGGGCCTGGCTGGGTCGGGCAAGGATGTACTTGGGGACGCCCTGGGGGCCTTAACCAACGCCAAGGCGGATGCCCCCAAATCCCAACAGGCAGAACTTGACGCGGCCATAGAGAAAATCAAGGCCGAGCTGAAACAATAGCCCTTCCACTCCCTGCCCCGTCCCGGCCTTCCAAGGAGTCAACATGCTCTACCGCCAGACGGCCAATATAATCTTCACGCCCGGCATGTGGGCCACCAGGCTGCTTGAGCGCACCCCCGGTGAGGACGAGACCTACGCCGGCCATACGGCGGGCTTCACCAGCCCGGACACCGTGACCGAGGCCCTATGGCGCGTCACCAGCACCCCGTGGGACGAGTGGGACGCCAAACACCCGGATTACAGGATTTACCGACCCCTGTGGGTGTCGGACAAGCAGCGAGAGATCATCGCCAAGTATGTCTTGGAGCGCGTGGGCGACCCATATGCGCCGCTGAAGCTGGGAGCCCATGCCACCGACTGGCTGATTGCCTGGGCCCGGTGGGCGCTGACCCTGGGGCAATGGAAGGGCGAGGCATACGCGGCCCGTTGGCTGTTGAGCAAGGTCGGCCTGGACTACTTTAAAATATGCTCCATGCTTTGGAATGAGGGGTATTGGCAAATCGGCTACACCGGGTGGGGACCGCGCAAAATGGTCAACCCCGACGGCCAAGATGACGTGTGCGCCACGGACACGGTTAACTGGCTACTGGTGCGCGAAAAGGTTAATGGCGTGGTGGTGGTTTAGGGCTGGAATGGTTCCCGTTGCCCACCCGCACCCCGCGCAGGTTACTTTTACTTCGCTCATCACTCACCCCCAACTCGGCTAGGGTCTTGTTGGTGATTACCTCTATGTCATCTATTGTTTGCGTGTTGTCATCTTCTCGCATGAAGCACAGGTGGGATGCCTTGCTCAGCCCCCCCACCGCTTTCAGCAGGGCGCGGGCAAGTAGTATCTCACTAGGCAGAATGTAGTCAGTCCCCTCCGCATTTTTGGCAGCATCACAGATATTCTGTGCTATCTTTACTGCGTTCATGATTCCTCCAGTGCTTGGCGGGATTTGCTATCATAAAAAGATGCCCCTCCTTTGTATCTTTGAACCTCGTTCATCCCCTCGTTAAATCCCTCGTTATAGGCGGTTTCCACCAGCCCCCGCAGCCGCTCCACCTCGGCCCGCGCCTCGGCGAGCTGGGATTTGTAATTGTCGCGGTCATCACATACTTTGCCAAGGGTTTCCTCGTTGGCGCTAAGGGCCCCTTGGAACTCACCGGCATATCTACTGGCGCGTTCAACGCCTAGTCGCGCCTCGGCAAGCTCGGCCTCAATGGCGGCGATGCGCTGGCTGCGCGCTTCTAATAGTTTCTCCACGTCATCGCCTATCCACGGTCCCGGGAAATGATCTCTTACGCTCATCTACTCACCTCCCAGCCAGTGCAGAAACACAAAGGGGTTGCTGTCCCTGGGGTAGGCGGGGAAGGCGGCGCCCCAGGTTTCACGGAACCAGCATCTGGGGGTTTGGGTTACCCCAACCTGGCCCGTTGAACACATGGGGCCGTCCAAGCTGTTGATCTCTCCCGGCAAGGCAGGTAGGACTACTGAGCCAATAACTGGTGCCCCCGTAGCAATGCATTCTGGCTCCTTTACTTCGTGCAGCCTCTTGCACTCCACGCGCTCCACGGTCCAGCGGTGCCTGGCGAACTCGGGCGGCATGGTGGCGGCGGGCTCAACGTCAAACATGAAAAAAGTGGGATCATTTAAATAGTCGGCGGCATACCAAACCACGTATTTCCCATCTTCGTCTGGTTCTTCGCCGCGCAAAAAGCTTTCCAACCCCACGATCACATCGCCGGGCTGGGCGATGGCACGAATACCAGCCCTGTGCCCCTCTGGACCTGATTCTGGATAACGCAGAGGCTCGCTTTCAACCGCCACCAATTCTCCATCGGTGGTTATTTCCCAGTGAAACATGCTGCTTAGTTTTGGCGGCTGCGGTTCCACCGGCCTGATTATCAACCGCAACTCACCACGCGCCGCGGCCTCGGCCTCGTAGGAGGTGAGGGGGAGGGGTACTTCGCGCCGCTGGGCATCGCTAAGAGCCATGGGGAGCCTCCGGCCGCTGGTCCCAGGTCTGGCCGTCGAGGATGCGGCCGGAGCGCTTACTGCCCACGCGGAACACCTGAAAACACTTGGCAGGGTCAAACCTGTGGGCTCTTGCCCTGGCCCTGGTTATGCCATCGGCCAAAACCACGTCTTGGTCAAAGTAATCTTTGTAATCGCCGTCCCTATTGAGACGGGGCCCAAAAGACCCTATTCCCACAGCTTCGGCATCCGCCCACTCTCCCCACCCGGTGAACATGAACGGCACCCCCGCCGCCTGGCACTGGTCCCGCAGGCTGCGCACCCAATCAGGATGCACAGGCTTGGAGCCGCCGAAGCAGATGACCCAATCAAGATAGTTACCGAGGGTGTATTTGAATCTGCGCTTGTCGATAAGACATTCTCGGGAGTTCAGGTCCACCGGACCCTCCATCGGCCCCACCATGCACACCCACAGATCGGCGGGATCTCGCAGGGCCTGGGGTATCAGCGCGTCCGCCTCGACCTGGTTTTTCACGCACACAGTTATGGTTTTCACCTCATCCTCCTTGCTTGCTCAAGCCCTCCATGGCCTTGCGTAGGGCGGTGAGGGGGTCGCCGAGCCATACCGAATAGTTGATATTCTCTAACAGCTCATCCCATATGGCCACGTCACCGTTGAGATGAAGCCCTACTACCCCTTCGCTGCTGATGAACAAATCGTTCAGGCTGGACACCAGACCTTCCGCCGCCTCTGCCACGGCGCGCAGCCGGGCGTTCTCGGCATCAAGGGCGGCGTTTTCGGTCTGATGTTCCTCCAGCCGTTCCTTCAACACTTCGATGCAATCTTCCCGGTTACCAACAGAGTGTCGTTCGCCGCAATCATCGCAAGTTACAAAAGAATGGTGTGTATAAACCATCACTCACCTCCTACACCTTAAGCCAGTGGTAAATTAGCCCGATGATCGCCCCAGCAATACCGCCGGCAATAATCCCAATTAATCCGCCGATAGCCATGTCATTCATCTACTCACCTCCTACGCCCCAAGCCGGGGGTAAATAAGTTGCCAGGGGAGGCGGTATCTTTCAACTCCAGTGCCGCCGCACAAAGGGCAAATTGCCTGGTCTACCCAATTAGGGTCTCCGTAACGGAAATAATCAACCTCTCCCGATCCGTTGCAGCAAGAGCATCCCATTTACTCATCTCCGTGCGCCCACCAATCCAGATCGTCCTTAAATCTCTCAAGTGGCACGGCAGCGGCCCACGCCAAACTACCGAAAATAGCGGCAACAGCAAAGGCTGCGACTAGAATCACAGACAAAGGACCAACCGAAAGAATCTTGAGGCTCAAGAAAAACCATCTAGGTACCATCTACTCACCCTCCCTCCAAAACGCATCAACTTCCTTCTCCACGACATCCTCCGGCACGCCTATAGCCACCAGCTCGGCCACCAGCGCGGCGCAGGCCTGGGCGCGGTCAGCGGTGGTCATTGTGGGCCTCCGCTTCCATCCAGTTTTTCGAGAAGGGCGTCTAGGGCTGCCACATAAATGTCTTCGTACTCCGCTGCGGCATCATCACCAAGCAGGCCAGGCTCAATGGACCCCACCTCCATGAGCCATCGCGCCGCAGCCTCCATCACGCGTAGTCGGGTGTTGTCCGCCTTGATATAGCGGGCTTCCTCCAGTAGGTCGTCTATGCCGTCTTGCTCTCGCTCCACCGTGGAGGCCAAAACCTTCAACATGCCCATGACCTCGGCGTCGGTTTTGCCCTCTGCCTTGATTGCAAGGTGGTCTTTGGTCAGAAGCCAAAAAGTATAATTCTCTCCATTGAGACGGTAATCATTGTGAACCGCAACCATCCATCCAGATTGGCGAAGTTTATCTAAAGCGAGTAGTGCCTGGCTCTGGTCCATTGCTTCATCCTCCAAACGCAAAACGGCACCCCGCATCGCGGGAGTGCCTAGTCTGTTGTTCTAAATTGCCCAAGTGGCCCTCGGGCCGAGGCGGGTGGCGTGGTTATGTTGATTTTAGGGGAAGGGTGGGGCGGGTGTCAAGGGATAAATTACAAAAAGTTTCTTGCCGCCATGTCACTTTTTGCTTGCATGCCCCTCCGGCATGTGCCATGATGGCAAACATGAAAGCAAAAACACCAAAACACTTGTCCGAGTTGACGGGCATCCCTCTCTACAACATCAGCCGGTACATGGCCGGAAAGCGGGTGCCCATTGATGCCCATTGCCGCCTCATGTCCAAGTATCTTGGTTGCGAATGGTGGCAGGTGCGAGAAGACGCGCCCAAGTACATCACGCGGGCGCTGGGGAGGGAAAAATGAGCTTAACCTGTTATTGTGATTATGATTGGGACGGCGAAGGGTGGGCCTACGGAGAGGCGTCTGTCGATTTTATTCCGTTTCCGCGCTTTCGCCGCAAGGCGTGTGCCAGTTGTGCCCAACTCATTGGCAACGGCGATGATTGCTTAGAGTTTAAAAGGTTCCAATACCCGCAGGACGAAATTAAGCAGCGAATACTAGGCGAAGACTACGAGATAGCCTTAGCCTCTGATTTCCTATGTGCGGCCTGCGGTGAGATATATCTTAATCTAGAGGCTCTTGGCTATGAGTGCCTAAACCCTCGCCACGGCATGCAAAAATATCTTGAGGAATACCACGATCTTACCGGGTGGATTCCCGGCAAGGGGCCGGGCGTACCCGCCGCCACTTAACCTCTAACCGCCGGGGCGGGTGGCGTGGTTGCTCCCGCCACCGGCAAAAGGAAAAACAAAATGCATATTCAGAAGATCGACAGCCAGTACCGCCGCGACTTTTGGGCCATCTATGAGTGCGAACACTGCGGACACACCGAACGGGGAAGCGGCTACGATGATGCAAACTTCCACCAAAACGTCATCCCCAAGATGAAGTGCAAAAAGTGCGGGTTGGCGGCGGGTGATAGCTATCGTCCCATGGGCGCAAAGTATGCCGCCCACGAGGTGGTGTAGCCATGAAAGCTTTTTTTGACCAGATAGACAATTTCCTGGCCACCGCCACGCCGGTGGACAATACCATTATGGTCATCGGCGGCCTGCTGGTTCTCTGCGGACTGGTGGGCTGGGCCGCTGACGCGGTGAAGGGGTGGCGGAAATGACTAACATGAAAAACACGGACCTTTGGCGGCACATTGGCCACCAGTGCGAAATTAGGTGCTGCGGGAAAAGCCAGGACATGGTTGCGCTGGTTTGCCTCGACTGTGAGGATGAGGAAGTAATTATATTGGACTCCGGGGGTGATGCCATATGAGCGGCTTTATCTATTTATGTAGCCCGTATTCCTCGCCGTTCCCCGCCGTGCGCGAGGCCCGATACCTGGCGGCCCGCAAGGCGGCGGCGAAGCTGAACGCCGAAGGACGCCCATGCTTTTCACCCATCGCCCACTCTCACCCCATGCTTGAGGATGAGCCCGGCTTGGGCGTGGCCTTTGAGGCGTGGCGGGTGCTGGACGAGGCCATGATCGCGGCTTGCTCCGAGGTGGTGGTTTTAAAGCTGCCGGGGTGGGACGAGAGCGAGGGGATAACGAGCGAGCTTCGCATGGCCTACGAGATTGACGTCCCTGTGTGGTTCATGGAGCCGGTGTCATGAGCCTATCCACTCACATTCACCGCCGCGACTGGCGAGTTGCTGGCCCGCTGATTGGGTTGGGCGCGCTGTTGATTTTGATCGGGCTGTTGCAGGGGTGCGGCGGCAAAGCCATACCCAATGCGTTGCCCGTTTCCAGGGTATCTCCCGACGACATAGAAGTGGCCCTTTTAAGGGGCACCGGCATGATGCTGCCCAAAGAACTCAAAACCTACTACTCAACCGCATGGAAAACCGTAGAGCCCGCGCAGGCCTCTCGCATTTGGTGGGAAAGCAAAATCAGCAGCAGAACCTACCCGGCCTTCCGCTGCGGCCAGATTTCCTCATTGTTTTATGCGCACGCACTGCAAGAAGCCAACCGCCAGGGGGCCGATACCTGGTGGGCAATCGGCATCTGTGGCAAAGACGGCCACGCCATGAACTGCTTCATTGATGGGAACAAAAAACTTTGGATGCTAGAGCCGCAAACGGGAGAGATTTGGCCGGCGACACGGGACGACAAGATTGTAAGGATGACCTGGTAGTGTCCGCCCCCACCAAAGGAGCATTTATGAGTAAGGGTTATGGGATTTCTGCCTTTTTATGCGGGTGGCTTACTTGCTCCACATTGCATTACATCGCGGCGGGCAAGGCCGGGTGGGCGCCTTTCACTGCTACCGGGGCAGCCCTCAACGCTCTTATTTGGGGGCACAAGAAGGCGGGCAGATGAGTAGCAACGTCGCTACCAAGCCCACGCCGATTTGGTGCGGCCCCCGTGGGCACTTCACTACTCCGTGCGTGTGCGAGGCCAAGACGAAAAGGGGAGATTACCCGTGCAAGCGATGCGCGAGAAACCGGAAAGGAGCGCGAAATGATCGAGATAGATAAAAAGATGATGGCGGCGTTGGACAAGGCAATTACCCTTGGCGATTCTCTGGGGTCACTCGGGCTGGGGATTGAGCCCCTCAAAGACCTCCGCGCCGAGTGCGTGGTGAAGGAGAAGACGTTGCAGGAGGAGCTGGACGAACTAAGGTTCAAGTCATCTGGTAGTGCCAAGATTGAGTTTAGGGCAGATGGCTCCTTTGTTAAATTCCGCCAGCCTTGCGATGGCTGGGGCTACTCTTGGTACTACGACAGCCTCCGCGAGCTTTCCGCCCACCTACTCAAGGTGGCTGACGTTCTGGAGCAACACAAGTGAGATACTACGTGGTCGCCAAAGACGAGCCTGGTGACCTGTACGTAAGCTTGGAGCACCCAACATATTTTCACGCCGAGCGGGCCAGCCGCAACGTGATTATGGAGCGCCGCCCCAGGGTGGTCATGGCGGCCAACCGCGAGCAGGCGAAACACGAATACAGGAAATTGGAGGGGAGAGAATGAGAAGCGAAATTAACAAAAGGCCCAAGCGCAAGGTTTTGGCCGGGCTAACTTTTGCCGCTGCCGTGGCGGCTGCCGCCGATGTCATGGTCAGGATTTCCAAGATCGTCCAGGGGCCGAAGCGCTCAGCTCCGGGCTTCGGCAAAAAGTACGCCGGGCTTACCAAGCGGTATCTGCGGATCGAGAAGGGCGCAACGAACCGTCCCGGCAGGCGGGGAGCCATGTGCTGCCGATGCGGCCAGTACGGCGAGGCCAAGTGTGCCCTGTTCAATCGCCCGGTGCGCCGCAAAAAGTCAGCCCGCAACTGCCAGGGCTTCGCTTGGAAGGAAGCGGCATAATGAGCATCATCTTCACCGATCTGGAAACCATCCGCCGCCTGGCTGAGACCTACAAGGGAGCCCGGCTGGTGGACGTGGAAAAGGCGCTGGCGGAAGAAGGGGAGGCGTGATGTCGGGAGATATTGACAGCCGCTGCATTATCTGCGACCGCCACACCTGGGGCCGTGGGCTTTTTTGCCACCGGCACATGCCCGACCCCTACGGGGTGCATGAGCCAGAGGGGCCGGGGACTGAGGATGAGGAGCAGGCGGATGCCTAGCTACCCCTCCGTCACCCAGGCAATCAGCGGCTTTGCCGATTTTTCAATGGTCCCGCCGATCACCCTCCAACTCGCTGCCGCCAGGGGCACCAGAGTCCACTCAGCTTGCACCGCGCACGCTCTAGGGCTCTGGTGTCCCCCCCTCCCCGCCGATGAGCAGGGCTACCTGGACAGCTTTGTCAAGTGGTTCGACCTGGCGGTGGCGGAGGTGGCCTGGTGCGAGAAGGAGCTGATTGACGAGGGTTTGGGCTTCAGGGGACACCCGGACCTGCTTTGCAAGGTCAAGGGTGACACCAAGTTGACCCTGATCGACCTAAAGACGCCGGCGGCCAAGCTAAAGGCCTGGAGGGCGCAGCTCGCCGGATATTGGCACCTGTGCGAGTCCAACGGCTACGGCCCCATTGGGCGCGTGGCCAGCCTGCGGCTCAAGCCCAAGGGCGGCATGCCGATTTTCGATGACTACGGCCTGGATACGGTGGACCTCAACGCACTGATTCAGGCCGTGCAAGCGTGGCGATATTTCAATGAGTGAGGAAGGGAGAAAAATGAGCAACACAGCGCACCTGTTCGGCCAACCCGAGCCCGAGGTGGTGGAGCCCGAAACCGCCCTGGCCAGGCCCGACTACCCGGCCATGGTCCAGCGCACCAAGGCGGCCCTGGTGGAAACCTACGATGCCAAGATCAAGGCCGTGCAGGCGGAAGCCGAGGCCCTGGAGGTGGACAGCCCGGATGCCAACGAGCAGGCCGTGGCCCTAGCCAGCCGAGCCAAGAAGGTGTCCAAGCGCCTGGAGGACAAGCGCAAGGAGCTGGTTGGCGAGCCCAACGGCTACGTGAAGGCGGTGAACAACCTATTCAAGACCTTCATCGGTCCCCTGGACGACACCGAGCGGGTGCTCAAGGGCAAGATCGGCCAGTACCAGGCCCGCCTGGAGATGGAGCGCCGCAAGGCCCAGGCCGCCGCCGAGAAGGCCGCCCGCGAGGCCCAGGCCCGGCTGGACGCCGAGGCCAAGGCCGCCAACGTGGAGCCGGTCCGGGTCGAGGTGCCCACTGCGCCCCCGCCGGCCAGCGTCACCCGCACCGAGGCCGGGACCAGCAGCATCAAAAAGGTGTGGAAGTTCGAGGTGATCGACGAAACCGAGGTGCCCCGCGAATACTGCGAGCCCAGCGACAAGCTAATCCGCGAGGCGGTCAAGGGCGGGATTCGGAAGATTCCCGGCGTACGGATTTACGAGGAAAACCAAGTCAACCTGCGAGTTTGAAAAGGAGAAGGCATGGGAGAGAAAATGGAAGTGATGGAGGTCCAGCGGGGCGTGGTGCTCCGAACCATCGAAGACCTCAAGGAAGTGTCGAAGTACTTCGCCGCGTCCGGCCTGATGCCCAAGGGCCTGGAAAAGCCCGAGGCAGTATTTGTGGCCATTCAAATGGGCCTGGAGATTGGCCTGGGGCCCATGCAGGCGGTCCAGAACGTGGCCGTGATCAACGGCCGTCCCAGCGTATGGGGTGACGCCGCTCTGGCCCTGATCCAGGGCAGCGGATACCTGGAGGACTTCGACGAGCAGATCACCGGCAGCATCAAGGGCAACGACCTCAAGGCCACCTGCACGGCCAGGCGCAAGGGGCGCCCCAAGCCCGTGGTGCGCGAGTTCAGCCTGGAAGACGCCAAGCTGGCGGGGCTTTTTGGCAAGACTGGCCCCTGGAGCCAGTACCCCAAGCGCATGATGCAGATGCGGGCCCGGTCCTGGGCCCTGCGCGACCTGTTCCCCGACGTGCTCAAGGGGGTGCGCATCGCCGAGGAGGCCCAGGACATGCCAGTGGATGCCGAGTGGGAGCCCGCCGAGCCGGTGAGCACCGAGGCCCTGGCCGAGCCGGTGATCAGCGAGGACGACCTGCTGGAAGACCTGACCACCGCCGTGCGCGACGTGCTCAAGGAGGACGTGGAGCAGGCCGCCGTGAAGGAATACGCCGAACTGTGCGCCGAAAACGCCGGGGCCACCATGACCAAGCTGCTGGAGCAGGCCCTGGCCAACGTTGACGGCTTCGCCAGTTCATTCCTGGCCCACCGCACCAAGGCCGCCAAGGACGAGCAGGGCGACGGCGAGCTGCCGCTCAAGGGAAAGAAGGAGAAGTAGTGGCCAAGTATTGCAAGAAGCCGGTAGTGATCGAGGCGGTTAAGTACGCCGGGAAGGGTAATCTGGAAGCCCTTCCGGGAGACGTGCGGGGGGAGGTGCCTGAGTGGCTATGGGAGGCGTTCGCCGAGGGCACGGCGCACTCAACCAACGGGACAGACCCCCTTGTAATCAAAACCTTAGAGGGCGACCACATCGCTTCACCCGGTGACTACATCATCCAGGGGGTTCAAGGCGAACTATATCCTTGCAAGCCCGACATCTTTGAGCAGACCTACGAGCCCGTGACCGAAAAGTAAACCCTAGCCCCGGACGGTGGGAGCCACTTAGTAGCCCGCCACGATCCCCCCTCGCGGCGTGGGCCTCACCCTCCGGGGCTTAATGAAAGGAGAATGGCGTTGGATATCTCTAAGAGTGGAGACATTTGCGAGGTTAGGGAAGTGTACGGAGCCGGTGAGGCCAATGAGCTTCTGCGCAAGGGTTGGATTTTGCTCGACGTAGGGCGTGTCCACAAAGACCGGGGTGGCTTTCAAGCCGTGCCCTATTACAGCCTGGGGCGGGTCAGAAACGAAAACGACAATTAACCCCCGAAACCCGGTTCGCCGGGTCCACCGATACGGTGCGGATGAGGGGAAGGGAGAGGAGATTGAGAAACCTATACGAGCTAAACAGTTTCCGCCTTACCACACCTGAAGTAAGTAGGCATTGGGGGTGGCTAGGGGACGAAACGTGCGGAATGTTCGTTGTTCCCAGCCCGATAGACGGCGCTCCAATGAAGGTAGTGGCGTCATCCGGCGAGGGATGGGATCATGTCAGCGTTAGCCGCAAGAATCGCTGTCCAAATTGGCCCGAGATGGATCACGTCAAAAGAATGTTTTTCAAGGATGACGAGGTGGCAATACAGCTTCATGTCCCCCCAAGGGATCACATCAACCAGCACAATTACTGCCTACACTTATGGCGGCCTCAACTAAAAGATATTCCGATGCCGCCGATGGAGTTTGTTTAAAATTGCGCTACGAACTACACATGGCCACCAAGGTCCCCAGCCTGAACGAGTACCTGGGGTGGCACTACATGAAGCGCCAACGCTACCGAGTGGGCACAAAGAAGCGGCCCGGTGGCATACTTCAAGAGCTTTGGGCATCGCTACGGGAGCAGCACAAAGGCCAGGTAGTAGCGATAAACCCGGCGCATGTTTCCATCACGATTTACCAACGACAGCGGTCGCACTTCATGGACGACGACAATCTAAGGGCTGGATGTAAGCCGCTGATGGATTGCCTTAAAGGCCTGGGTTTAATTGTGGATGATGCACCGGAATACCTGGTCAATGGCCGGGCGAACTACAAACAAGTAGCCGCCGGTAAAGTCGGCGCGGTTGTGGTGGTGGAGGGGTAAGCATGCCTGGCAGAAAAAAAGTGCGCTGCATCCATGTCTGGAAAGTGGGGCCGGGGCGTCATGGAGAATGTAGCCGGTTTAAAATCGAGGGCATAGACAAGGGTTTTCGGGAAAATCGAAACCTACCAAAAACATGCACCGCCGAGGCGGGAACATGGGAGGTCAGCAAGCGTATATGCTGCTGGTATTGTCCGTTGCTGTCTAGGTGCCCACACCCCACCCACCGCTGTGAAGACGCCAGGCTATTAATGAAAAACAAAATGGAACTAGGGTTGCTGGTGGAGGGTGTGCTGGAATGATCTGCCCCGACTACCACAACGGCTCGTGCAGCCGTGGCCCGGCCAACCGGCGCATGGGCTACAAGCCGATCCCCAAGCCGTGCCGCATACCACTCGAGCCCGGCGGATCGCGGCGGCGGTGCTGCGTGGGCTGCCCGAGCCTGGTTAACTGCGGTTCGCGACCCTGCGCGGACGCTAAAAGGATTGTGAGGGCGAGATGAAGCACACCGGCAACATCAACAGCCTACCCCTGTGGGCGCAGGAGTACATCAGGCGGCTGGAGGCGGCGCGTAGAGAGGCCGACCGGCGGTATAACGAGCTGGTGGACAGGGCGGCGTCAGCGGGCCCCAGGTTCACGATAGGCACAAAAACGGTGCGGGTGCCGGTCAACCTCAACGGGGTCACCGTGACCGTGAATGTGATGGGCGGGGAATGAGCAGGGTTGAACAAATAGGCGATTGCACGCTCTACCTTGGCGACTGCCTGGAAATCCTGCCCGAGATGGGCAAGGTGGACGCCGTGGTGACGGACCCGCCTTTTTTTGCCCCGGCCTCCCACTACCAAAGCAGAATTTCATGGGGGCGCTCTTATGCTGACCTGAGCATACTTGGCCAGTATTTTTTCGACCTAGCCGAGGTTTTTAAACGCATTATTGACGACGCAGGCCATCTTTTTGTGTTTTGCAACGATGAAAGCTATCCGGTTTTTTATCCGGGGGCCTATGGCCTGTGGGATTTTACCGCCGCGCTGGTGTGGGACAAAACCAGGATAGGGCTGGGTAAGGTGTTTCGTCATCAGTACGAGTTAATTCTTTGGGCATCCAACGCCGGGGCTTACGCAAAAAGCGACGGAAAGGCTCACGGAGACATCCTTTCGTATGCCCCCACGCTTTCGTCAAACAGGGAGCACCCAGTGCAAAAACCGCCGGAACTCATGCAAGAAATAATAGAGATTTGTACGAAGCCGGGCGGGGTTGTTTTGGATTCACACATGGGAAGCGGCACGACTTTAGAGGCGGCCATCAGGTGCGGTAGAAAAGCCATAGGTATTGAATTAAACAGTCACTATTTTGACATAGCCTGCCGCCGCATAGAAGAAGCCTACAAGCAGCCCAAGCTATTCAAGGCCGAGGTACGCAAGCCGGAGCCGCAGGCGCTGTTTGGGGACAAATAATGATTGACACTGGTGCGCGGGTTTGAGATAATGGCTGTACTCGGAAGGTAATGATATGAACCATAAATCACAGTTTCGGCAGTCTCCCCGTAGCGCGAGCGCGGGGCCGGTCATTACCACCGGGAGTAAGGCTGCCGATTTTTTTGTGAGGTTGTCATGAAGGAACGGCCAATCATATTCAGTGGCCCGATGGTTCGCGCCATCCTTGAGGGGCGCAAGACTCAAACGAGGCGGGTTTGCAAAGACCAAACCCCGCGAGCCTATCTGTGGTTGCCCGAAGGGACAACCATACCCCCCAGCGACACCCCATACACCGGGTGGGCGAAAGACGTTGGCCTTCCCATGCTTTTGCCCACTAAGTGCCCCTACGGCCAGCCGGGGGACAGGCTGTGGGTCAGGGAGGCCTTTCTGGTGGGGCGGGGGGGCCTGCCCTGTTATCGGGCCGATGGGGTCGCGCCCAACGTGGATGATAAATGGAAGCCGTCAATCCATATGCCAAGGGCCTATTCTCGCATCACCCTTGAGGTTACAGGCGTGAGGGTGGAGCGGGTGCTGGAGATAAGCCCACAAGACGCCTGGGCCGAGGGGATTGATTTGCCAGCCTATGCGCCCGTTTCGCAATCCCTCCCCTCTCCCGTTGATGTGTTCAGTGCCCTTTGGGACTCCATCAACGGCAAGAAGCCGGGGCGGTCTTGGGCGGACAACCCATACGTGTGGGTGGTGGAGTTTAAGCACATGGAGGAGCACAAAGTCAGCGGACAGCTTCCCAAGATGATAATGGGACCGGGCTGGGAATAGATGAGCACCGCCCGCCCATGGCTGGCCTGGTATCCAGCGGACATCCTGAACGACCCAAAATACATCTGCCTGGACAGGTCGGCCAAGCTCACATACCGGGAGCTGCTTGACCGGGCCTGGATCGCCGGGGCCAAGCTGCCCGCCAACGAGCGCAAGCTGGCGGCCCTGGCCGGGATGCCCCTGGACGAGTTTCGGCGGGACTGGGAGCAAATCCAAGACCAGGATGATCCGTGCTTCATAACCCACCCGGTTTTTGATGGGTTTTTGACGAACAAAAGATTGATCGCTGAGTGGCGAAAAGCAGAGGAAATTGCAGAAATAGCGCGCGTCAACGGCCAAAAAGGCGGGCGTCCCCCAAAACAAGATACCGGTCTCAATATTGATAATACTAACAAAAAAACCCATCCGGTTAACCCTGGGTTAGCTAAACGTAACCCAGACGAAAGCTATTCACAGTCACAGTCACAGTCACAAATACAAGAAGAAAGATTTAAGACATATTGGTCAGCCTACCCCAAAAAAACAGGCAAGGGTGCGGCCAAGAAGGCTTGGGCCAAAATCAACCCATCTGCCGCCTTGCTTCAAAAAATCCTGACCGCCCTGGAGTGGCAAACCAAAAGCGAGCAATGGACTAAGGACCGGGGCCAGTTCATCCCCAACCCGGCCACGTACTTGAACCAGGAGCGCTGGGAAGACGAGCCGCCCGCCATCCCCAACCCCAGCCCCTTGAGCGAGAAGGGGCAGAGGACGGCGGCGAACATGCAGGCATGGCTGGAGGAAAACGATGCAAAATAAAGCACAGGTCGCCACCATGATCCTGGCCATGGCCGAGAACTTCAACCAGGAGATATCCAAGGCCCGCATGGGGCTGATTATGGAAAGCCTGGCACCCTTCGACGACCAGGCCATAGGCGAAGCGGTGAAGCGGATCCTCCGCACCAGCCGTTTTTTCCCCACCGTTGCCGACCTGCTGGACGCCATCGAGGGCAAGCCAGAGGACGCCCTGGCCCTGGAGGCCGAGCACCAGTGGAAACAGCTTTGGGTTGCGGCGGACAAGGGGGCCTGGTTCACTTTCTACGCCGAGGACAACCCCGGGCCGGCTGACTACCTCAACCCCACGGCCCTGCTGGTGCTGCAACAAATGGGCGGCAGGGGCGCGATGCTGGAGTGGAAGGAGGCCGACCTGCACTGGAGGCGCAAGGAGTGGACCGAGCTTTACAAGGCGGTCCACGGCAGCGAGCGGGTGCTGGTGGAAGGGCCAGCGGCGGTCAAGGAGCTGACGGACAAAATCAAGGGTCTGCCTGAGCCCAAGGACGGCCGGCAGGCCAGAGAAAGGAGCGGGAGATGAGGAAGTTTGGGAAGTTTGAAGAAATCAACGAAATGGTTTGTTGGGGTAATTACCCGGCGCCTCCCGAGCTGGCCGACCTTGCCCGCGAGGTGGCGCGGCTGGGCGAGGAAAACGAGAAGCTGGAGGCGAGGCTCACCGAACTTGCCCAGCGCACCACCAAGGCGGAAGCGGTGGCGTGCCACTATGCAGAGCTGACCGGTCAGGGAGGTGGCGCGGCTGGGCGAGGAAAACGAGCGGATGGGGGTGAGGCTCACCGAATAGGGCAGGAGTGGTAGCATGGCCAAGATCATAATCACGGTTGAGGACGACTACGAAAGTCACCCGGCCGGACCGGCGTCTGTTTCTGTTCAGATGACCCACACCGGTGGAGACTCCCGAGCCAACAACGGCGAGCGGAGCCCGGCGGAGAAGCTGGCAGCAAGGATGGTCGGCCAGATATGGATGCCAAAGAAGATCGTGCTGGAGGGGGTAGAGCATTTTAACTTTATGCCCGGAGAGGTGATCCGCCCATGAACCGCACATCACGCAAGCAGAAGGCCGAGGCCGTCCGCCAGGTATTCAAAATATTCCCCGAAGCGCTGCGGGCCGCGGGCAGGGCGGTGCTCCTGGGACTACGAACCAGCGTACCCGGCGCCTGGCGAGGGCAGAGCATCACGGATCATCTTATCGAGTCCAGCGCCCACCTGAAGGCCTACGTGTCCGGCGAGGTGGATTTGCCCCACTTGGCTCTGGCTACAGCGGCCATGCTGCGGGCGCTGCAACTGGAACAAGAGGGCAAGGAGTTTCCCGTGAAAAAGGAGACGGTGCAGTGAGCGATCACCCCCTATCCACCACCGACCTGCTGCGCCGCGACGGATGCCTGCGGTGCGTCCGGTGTGGCCTGCACGTGGTGCCGTTCAGGTTCAAAGGACTGGGCCGGTGCCCAGACTGCGGCTGCACTCAATTTGAGAATGCCGACCGGCGCGTGCTTCATCGCGTGCGGCCAGTTTCGGAGGGCAAGTTCAAAGAGGCGGTGGGGGGATGAATAATCTTATAGCCCACCCCGGCACCCCCTGGCAGCCATATTTTTTCACGTGAAACACTCGTGGTAATAAAATATATTACTAATAAATTAAAATAGTTATCCCGTATTTGTCCCCTTTCCCCTATTTTCCGCTTGCCATAAAACCCCCAAACCCCCGAAAATTACACCACTAGGCACGCTCATGCCTTCTCCCTCCCGCCCTGGGCTCCGGCCTAACCCAACCGGGGCTCAGGGCCTACCACAAGGGGTCCAATGGCTGGCAAGGCCAAAAAGAATCTCAACGAAAAACAAAAAAAGTTTGTGCGCGAGTATGCAAAGGACTGCAACGCGACACAGGCGGCTATCCGTGCGGGATATAGTAAGAAATCAGCCTATTCTCAAGGCCAGCGGCTGTTGAAGCATGCTGAGGTTGGCGCTGCTTTGCGCAAAAAGATCGAAAAGCTTGAGGAACAAGCCGACGTTAGCGCCACATGGGTAGTCAAAAAGCTTCGGACCGTGGCCGAGAGGTGCATGCAAGAGGTACCCGTGTTGGACTCCGAGGGAAAAGAAACTGGCGAGTTTCGCTTTGAACACTCCGGAGCCAACAAGAGTTTGGAACTGATCGGCAAGCACCTGGGCATGTTCAAGGACTTGGTAGAGGTGGACATTCCCAGCCTGGACAAGGTGTTGGCCCGCCTAGAGGCAACGGTGTCCACCGATGAATGACCTAGACCGCATGGCGGCCAAGATCAAGCAGTATCGGGATGACCCGGTGCTGTTTGTGCAAGAGGTCATGAAAACCGAGCCGACCCAGGACCAGAAGAATCTGCTTCGCTCAGTCCGGCAACACCCCCGGACCTCCATAACCTCGGGCCACGGCACCGGCAAAAGTTCAGGCGCCGCCTTCCTGACCTGGTGGTTCCTGTGCTGCTACCCCCACTCCCGCGTGCCCATCACCGCCCCCACCGGCCACCAGCTTGACGATATTCTCTGGTCTGAGATCAAGAAGTGGCACAACCACATGGAGCCGTATTTCGCGCTTCAGTTCGAGGTTGGCGCGGATAAGGTCAAGAACAAGAAGCACCCCAAGACCTGGTACGCGGTGGCCCGCACCGCCCGCAAGGAGAACCCCGACGCGCTCCAGGGCTTCCACGGTGATTACTTGCTGTTCATCGTTGACGAGGCCAGCGGCGTTGACCCAAAGATATTTGAACCTGTGGAGGGGGCCTTGACCGGGGCGGGCAACCGCATCCTGATTCAGGGCAACCCCACCCAAACCAGCGGCTACTTGTTCGACTCCTGGAACAACGACAAGTCGCGTTGGAATCGCCTTCGCTTCAACTCCGAGACCTCTCCCCTGGTTGATGCCGACTATCCGGCCACCATGGCTCAAAAGTATGGCCAGGACAGCGACATTTACCGTGTGCGCGTCCTGGGCCTGTTTCCCCGCGCCGCCATCAACCAGCTCATCAGCCAGGAGTTGGTGGACGAGGCCATGGGGCGCCACCTCCAGCCGGACGCCTACCAGCACGCGGCCAGGGTGTTGGGTGTGGACGTGGCCCGCTTTGGCGATGACATGACCACGTGGATTCACCGCCAGGGGCTCTATGCTCATAGCATCAAGTCCTGGCCCAGCATCGACACCATGACCTTGGCTGGCAACATCGCCTTGGAGATCAAAAACCACAACCTGGACATGGTGTTCATCGAGGACGTGGGCATAGGGGCCGGTGTAGTGGACCGACTGACCCAGCTTGGTCTGGGCAACAAGATCGCCAGCATCAACCCCGGCAAGCAGGCTCACGACGCCGAGCAGTTTTACAATCTGCGTACCGAAATGTGGTGGCGGGCCAAGGAATGGCTGGAATCCGGTGGAGCGATACCGCCCCACGATGACCTGGTTCGGGAGCTAACCGCTCCGGTCTACGGCTTCGACTCCAAGAATCGCATCCAGCTGGAGCGCAAGGACGACACCAAGAAGCGCGTGGGCAGCCCCGACTTTGCAGACGCCCTGACCCTTACCCATGCTTTTGAGGTTCTACCCAAGGTCATGGCCAGGCCGCAGCAAGCCATCACCGATTACAACCCCATGGACGGCGTGCCGCAGCAGGAACAACGGGTCAGCGGCATGGACTACAACCCGATTTGAGGGAGAGCATGAGCCAGCCAGCCAAAAAGCAAGAATACAGCTTCCTGGTCCAGGACATGACCGCCGATCATGTGCGGCAGGTTCTACAAGATCAGTACCCCGGACAGGATGAGGCGGCCCACGAGCGCCTGGTGGATCACTTCCTGACCCTGGCCAGCCTGGGCGAGGGGGTGGCGGGCATCGACCCCGAGACGGGCCGGGCATTCTACATCGCGGGCATCCGAATCCAATGGCCGGGCCGGGCCGAGACATTCAGCCTGGGTGGCACCAACGGGGCCATGGAGCCCTACCGTGGCGGCATCGCCAAGTTCTGCGCCGAGCAGGTGGCGGCCTGGGCGGCCAAGCACAAGCTGCACCGAATCGACGGCGTGATCAGCAACCAGGACGGCAAGGAAGCCCATATGTTCATGCGGGCGCTGGGATTCAGCGCCGAGTCCGTGCTTCGCGCCTACGGCCCCCAGGGTGAGGACTGGACCATGTACGCGAGGCTGTTTTAGGAGGCGAATATGTGCGGCGTTGCCAATGACATAGTGGATGCGATCAACCCCAGCAAGTGGTTTGGTGACGCCCCAGAGGCACCGGACTACTCCGGCGTGGTCAAGGCCCAGGAGGACGCCGCCGCACGCCAAGCCGAGGCCTTGGCCGCCATCGCGGAACAGCAGGCGGCCATGATCGAGGCCAACAAGGCGCTGGTACAGCAGCAGCAAGACGCCCTGGCCGAGGAACAAGCCAAGACCGACGCTGAGCAAGCCATCACCGATCAGAAAAACAAGCGGCGCCGGCGCCTGGCCGCGTCCGGGCCCGAAACGCTCCTCACCGGCGGCCGGGGTGTCACCGGCACCCCCAGCCTGTTGCAGCCCTCCCTGGGCGGCATGGCGTAGGACATGATCGAGGCCAAAATCATAGACGGCAAGACCGAAGTCCAGCTCTACGAGCAGTGGCGGGCCGACCTCAAGAACGCCCGCACCACCTACGACGCCAACGGCAAGGAGATCAGCGAGTACCTGATCCCCCGGGCCGGCGACTGGACCGAGGACGGCGACAACCGGCAAGAAGGCGAGAAGCGCAACACCAGCGTCTATGACGGCGCTCCATACCGCGCCGTGCGCACCGCTGCCGCCGGCATCCGGGCGGGGATCACGCCCCCCTCGCGCCCGTGGTTCAAGATCGCCCCGGCCGGCGACCCCGAGTTGGGCAACTATGGCCCGGTGCGCCGCGTGCTTGACAGCATCTCCGAAACGATGCAGCAGCTTTTGCCCGCCGGCGGCTTCTACGAGGCCGGATACCGTGCCAGCATCGAAATGCTGGGCTTTGGTTCATCCTGCACCATGGCCGAGCAGGACGACGAAACCGTGGCCCGATGGAAGAACGTCACCGCCGGACGCTACTGGATCAGCCGCAACTGGAAGGGCGACATCGACACCCTGTTCCGGGTGTTCCGCCCTGCCGTCAAGGCCCTGGCCGAGCGATTCGGCAAGGACAACCTGAGCGATTCATCTCAGCGCTTGCTTGAAAATCAACCGTTTAAAAAGGCCTTGGCGGTGCACGTGGTTACCCCCAACACCGAACGTGAGCCCGGCTACATCGACAACCTGAACATGCCGTTCAAGTCCTGCTACTACGAGGTCGGGCTCAATGACCGGGTGCTGAGGCGCGGGGGATATCAGACCTTCCCCTACCAGTTCGCCACCTTTGACCGGCTGGGTGATGAGGACTATGGGCGCGGCCCCGGTCAGGACGCCATCGCGGACGTGAAATTGCTTTACGAGTACGCCAAGACGGCGATCAAGCAGCAGCACATGGTGAGCGACCCGCCGGTGGTGGTGCCGGAACAGTTCCAGGGCAGGCTAAACCTACTGCCCGGCGGCATCACCTACGGGCCCAGCGACCCCAAGAATGGCATCCGGGCCCTGTACGATGTGAATCCCGACCTGAAGGCCCTTTGGGTGGCCATCCAGGATCTGCGGGAGATGATCGGCAAGTCGTTCTTCAACGACCTGTTCATTTTCCTGATGAACAACCCTAACGCAACGGCCACAGAGATCATCAAGCGCGACGAGGAAAAGGTGATCCTGCTCGGCCCCCTGGTGGACGGCCTGGGCACCCAGCGGCTCAGCCCCAGCTTGCAGCGCCTGGCGGACCTCATGGCCATGGCCGGGATGCTGCCGCCCCTGCCTCCCGAGCTTCAGGACATGCCGCTCCGTGTCGAGTACACCAGCCCGCTGGTGCAGGCTCAGAAAATGGCTGGCATCACCAACATGGACATGCTGGTGGAAAGCACTTTGGCTGTAGCCGGCCAAGGATTCCCCGAAGCGATGGACAACATCGACCTTGACTTGTGGGTGCAGGAGAAGGGCCAGCGCATGGGCGGGGCCGTCAACATCCTGCGCGACTCTGACGAGGTGGCCAAGCGCCGCGAGGCCCGCGCCCAGATGCAGGCCCAGCAGCAGAAGCAGGAAAGCGCCCTGGCGGCCGTTCAGGCGGCCAAGGAGCTCAGCCAAGCAGATACCCAAGGCAAGAACGCCCT